AAAGCCTCCCGACGATTCCGATATTCAGGCGCGGCTGGCAGCCCACGAGCAACGCCTCCAGAGAATCGAAGGTGCCATGATCGATACAGCAGAGTGGATGCTAAGGCAGGATCGGCAATCGCAACGGATGGCAGATGCACGGTCGCACTCGCAAGATTCGCTTCCCGACGCAGCAGAGACGCATTGATTATCCAGCCCAAGAGGCAAATTACCTCCAGCGCGCGGTAGATTGTGTGGTTGTGGCTCCAGTGCGTCATGTCGGCCAAGATAACGTGGCCGGCCGCCAGAGCCGCGAGTAACCCGCAGTGCATGCGGACGAAGCGCGGATCGTGGCGCCGATGGAAGGTTTCAGCCAGACCGAAAGCGATCATGCTGGCGATCGCGCTGCACAGGTTCAGTACGATCCGATCAGCGAGCAGTTGCCGGTACCAATCGGCATAGTGCGGGATGCCGAGTAGCCAGCGCGCCGCCATGCCGCCGAACGTCAATCCCCCCGCAAGAGACAGCAGCACCCCACATTTGTGCCGAGTGGGAATCCCCGCCATTGCGCGCCAGAGACCCTCCACGATTGCGGCGGCCGTACAGGCGAGCAGCAGTACTTCCCCTGGCAGCCACCAGTGAATCGCGAGCAGCCGGCGCGTTGCCTCCGGGATGGTACTGTCGGTGAGCGGCGTAAGCATAATTACGCCGATTTGCCATGAGGTTACCGCTATCTGGCAGCAAAGAAACGCCCACAGTTTTTGGTACCTCAGCCTTACCAGTACTCCCAAGGCAAACAGATTAGCGGCTAAATACAATGCAGCCATCAACATACGCGGATTGTCGCACGAAATATCAGCCAATGTGCGTAGAGAATCGCACGGCGGCGGCTAAAAGTCGGCTAGGAGCCGAGCAAGTAGAACTTGGCGGTCCGGCCATTAAAGCCCCTCTGGCGCCCCTGGGAGCGGTAAAGTGGCACCCCCACCCTCGAAAAACGATTCTAGCCGCGTCTTATGCGGTTCTTTAGCGGTTTTACGCGATTCCTCACGCCGTACTTTGCCGCTCAGTTCGCCCCCTATGGCACCAAGGAGCCGCCGTTCGAGATCGAGAACCTCTGGCGACTTGGCCTCATGCCGCCAGCAGGTGCGGGCGGATTTGGGTTTGTGCCGGGTGCAGCCGTCTACCCCGCACAGGTTGTGACCCATCGGGATTCGGTGGGTGGAATGGCCAGCCTCGAACTTCCGCGCCTTCGGTTGCCGCTTGGGCATTTGGGCCAATCGGCGCGCGATTCGTTCTGTCATCGGTTCACCATGGGCACGTAAAAAACTCTCTGGCATTTCCAGCAGCGATACTGGCCACGCACCGGCCTCGATACTTTTCGGTGCAGCGCTCGGCACCACAAGCTGGCGATCAGATCCCACATACGCCCTCCAGTAGCGGCGGCGCGCCTTTCGCGGCCAGCTCGGCATCAACCACATCGAACCCGCCGTGATAGTCGTGCGCCGCCGAAATGCTCAGCCCGTAATCGGCCAGCGCGGAAATGAGCGAGCCAGTCGGTTCCGGTGAGCCGCACCACAACCGCACGAACATCGCGGAGAGTCGGAGCGGCCGGCGATTGTCGGCGACCCATTCGGCGACTTTGGCGGTCAGTTTTTCGCGGTCAATCGATTCGTAGGCAAATGGAGTCACCATGTCACCGGTTCCCACCTGCCAACGAGAATCGGCGCGCCTTCGCCCGAAGTGATGGGCTCCCTCGCGAACACCTCGACCGATTCGCCGGCCTTCGCGTGCTCCGCTTGTCGATCTCGTGGCGAGTACTGGCGCGTCCGCGCCTCCCGGTGCTGCTGATTGCGGCGAAGCGGATCATTTGCGCCTCCGGATTTTCTGCTCGGCAGATTTACGAAACTGCTCAATGCGGATCATCATGACGCCCATCGAGACCTGATACTTTTTCGCCAACTTCGCCAGCCCCTCATCATCAGCCAAATCGAAATCAAGATTTTCCTTCGCAAGGAATTTGTCCGGCACAAGTAGGTGCATGGCGAATTCGTTTGCCTCTCGCTCCATCTGCTCATCGCGGCTCATCGCGCCTCCAATTCCTCTGCGGGCTTTAGCTTCCTCGCCTTCTTGGGCTTCTCTGGCATCGGCCCAAAGCGCTCTTCGAAGCTTACCGGGTGCGGATCTTCCGGGCAGCCCCACGCGTGATCGTATTCGCCCTCTCGCTTCACTGCGCCCTTCGGTAGCATCGGCTGCCCACAGGATTTGCACTTGCTCATGGCCGCCTCCTTCGCCTCCTTCGCTGCGCGCTTCGGTTTGTTCGCGGGATGACTGCCTCGGAGGCGCTACTCGCGAATCGCTCGGCACTCACCCAACCTCTGGCGCAAGAATGCCCAGGCGCGAGGTTGTCCCACCAGCGGCCAAGCTGCAGGTAGTCTGGTTGCCCAGGCGTTCCGGTTTCCTGTGGAGCGGGCCGCGGCACAGGTTCGTGCAGTAGCGGCCATGGAATCATGCGCTGTCTCATGCGGCAGCCTCCGGTTTCGGATCGGAATCGCATTCATCGGCGAATTCGAGCAGATCGCGAGCGCGGATTGATGCGCGCACTATCCCGTGAGGGTCGAAAACTTCAGGCCCGATAAACTGTAGCCTCCTGTCAATCTCGCGAGATTTCAACTGCGACTCGAAGAGCTTTCCGTCCTTCCGGCTGGCTATCAAGGCAGCCAGCAATTCACGCACGATGTCTACCGCGTTCATGCTTGCCTCGCTTTAAGCCGGTCTTCGGTCTTCCACTGCCGCCCCTGCACTCTGGCGCTGGCGCGCATTTGGGCAGCCAGTTTGTCCAAGCGCTCCTTGCGCGCTACTTCCTCCGGGCGCCGCTTTCCACGAGGTGCGGGAGTCATAAGCCCGCCTCCTCACGCGCCTTACGGTCGCGATTTGCTTGCACAGCGGCGTCAATCTGCTTCTTAAGTTCCGCGCGGCGCTCCGCAGAAATCGGCGGGGCATACGGTATCGGCGCGCGATCAACAGGGGCCGTGAGAGCATTCTTCAGCGTTTTGCCGAACCGATCTGTATCGGGAATGGCAATCGGACGCATTGGATTTCGCAGCGCTCTCAGCCGAACCGCAGTATCGCTTTCGACATCTTCGGTTACTACATGACCTGCTGGTAGCGCTCGGGCTGCGCCAGCAGGCAGCGCCAGCGGATTGCGCCCGGTTTCGCTCGGGATTCCTTCCGGAAACATATCGGTGGGGCCGCTTTCGATTCCATCGGCCGGCCGGAACTTTGTGCAAACGATCTGGCGCAAACCGGGAATCCCGCACTTGTCCCATGAGCGGTAAAGCTCACACGCTCGCCGTACCAGATACCGCAGCGAATCAATCGACGGGCACATAGCCTTGACGGCATCGCCGATAACTGTTTGCGCCATCGGATCGGAGGGAAAGTAGGCCATCACCGATAGTCCGCGCACAGCCGCGGCAAGTGAGCCCTTGTCGATCTGTCCATTTCCCGTGGCGCGTTGCTCTTGCTTGACGCGACAGTCAACACATCGCCGCGCGCCGCTATCGCCGATCACCCAACCGGTTCCATTGCATTTTTCGCAACTCATCGTGTCCTCGCAAATGCTTCGATCATGTCTGCCAGTTCGTCCTGAGAAACCTTCCCATTCGCCATCTTCGGCGGAATGCGGTTCTCGTCTTTCCACCGCTCGCCGTTTATCCACCCTTGCGGATATTTCAATTTCATCGTGGGATCGGCTGCGTATTGCTTCGCGTAGCGCTGGGCGCCGCGGAATACCTCGACCGCCAACTCTCTCGTTTCCACGCGCCGCTCGAAGGCATCCATGCCGGCGTTCATACCATCCCGGCAAGGGAACACCTGCCAGAAGGCATCCCACCATTTGCCGCGCTCCTCTCCAAGCGCCTTTCGTATTTCCTCGGTAGTTCGACGTACGCCGCGGCGCTTCAGGTGAGCCCCATTCCCATTCGAGGAAACGACAACAAGCGCCGTAGGCGCGGGGGGTTTAGGGGGTTCTTCTTCTTTAGTAGAAACCGATACCGAATCCGAATCCGGAACGGTCGGGTTTTGCTCATGTTTTGCTGGATTGTTTGCTGGAGCAAATTCAGTTGGTTTTGATGATTCTGAAGGACATACTGTTCTGGGTTCACCCTGAGGAGCCACTTCACTCCTCGGGCTTTTTTCGTTTTCTCTAAACGAAGTTGGGGTCGAGGAGAAACTTCCGTCCGCTGCCCTTCGAGCGGTTTCGGCACGCCTTATCGCCGCCTGCCGGCGCACTTCGCTGATGTGGGTATCCCTCGCCATTCGCCTAGAGAAAATGCATCCTCGGGAATCTACGCTGAAGGTTCCAAGGCGCCGCATCGCATCGATAGCCGCCCGAACTTCTTTGATGGGTTTCCCAACACGATGGGCGATATCGAGATCTGTCATGGGCTCGCCGGTCGGCAATTCCAGGAATCCGCGGTGAGCCTCATTGTCGCTAGCCCAGCACATCATACGAATCCACAGGCCCTGCGCTGCCAGCGGGAGAATCTGCATGTCGCGTTCGAAGTCCGCCGTAAAAAACCAAAATCCGGGAGACTTCCTGTCTGAGATGTCATCTGCCATTGTTCTCCGTAACTGAATCCTCGGGGCCGGCTGGCAGACTACGGAGAAGACTCCAGCCGGGCACCCGATTTTCCTTTGGATCCGCCGTCGCGGATTGCCCGTTCGGGCTGCCAATAGGAATACTCTATGCTAATGCAACCGTGATTTCAACAACAATTTCCGCCCTATTCCTGAGTCTCCAGAGCGGCTCCCAGCACTCTCTCAAGGGCCAGCCTGTCACGCACAGGCAGTGTTTCGGAGTGCTCCTGCACGATCTCAAGGGCTACCTGGATGGCTTTCTGCAACCGCTCATTCTCATTCATCAGGACTCGGACTTGGTGTGCAGAATGTAAGTCGGCAGCTACGATTGGGATTGGTTTAGGTTTCACTTTGTTGGCTCCAAGGCTTCACGCGCTATCTCCGTGATCTGCTCCAGTGCCATTCGTAACCGCGCACTCTGCGGACCGTATTCGTCAAGCCGTCGTCTATACGCAGCAGCCGTAGAGATAAGCATGTCATCAGACACTGGACCGGTAAATCCAAGCGCTCCAGCTATTCGGCTCTCGGTCGTTTTCAACCGCGCATTCTCCGCGCGAAGCGCCTGTAATTCCTGCATCTTCTCTTGCGTCATAGTAACTCCAACTGAGCCGGTTTGATAGCATGCTGCGGAGCGCCGTCACGATGAAGCCAGCCGTAGTAAGTTGCGTAGATTCTTTCCCAGTATTCGATGTTACTCACGTCGAAAACCACGCCGCCTTTTGCTCTTTCGGCATCCGCCCACTCACGCTGGCGACACACATGGCATAGCTTTGGCTTACGCTTTCGTGCTACTGCCCGTTGCGCTAGTTTCAGGCATTCGCACTTGCGCTTGTCGGTCGGTGACTTGAACTCAATCCATAAAACGAGCGAACGTGATTTGACCGCCTCCATAGGCATGTACCGGATGAAGAGATAGTCTGGCATCCCCTTCTCGCCGGTGGAGAACACGCCAGGAATAGCCGCCCATTGGGTACGCACGGCCCTCCAGCCGTGCGCTTCCATGAACGCCACTACTGCGTCGGAGACTTCCTTTTCAGTGCTTGCCAACGGGGATCTCCATGGCCGCGGCGCGCTGTGCATCCGTTGCTCGTGGCTCTTCCTTTTCCGAAAGTTCCAATTCGGTCTGCTCGTGATATGTGACCTTAAGGGCGGCCTGCGCTTCGCCAACGCTGCGCATCCAGGTCTCGATCAACGCAATTCCGGTCTGCATCTCGACAATTGCCATGAAGCGCAGGCGAGTTACTGTCTCCTCGTTTTCAGTTTTGCGCGCCAAAGAGAAATCCTCGACGGTGGAACACTGAAGCTCGATCTCGAAGTCCTGCAGCTTTTTGTCGTTGGGCGAGAGGATGAACTTATCACAGGTGAGCGATCCTTCCAGCTTTGCGCTGCTCACCATCGAAGGTACGTCCTCCCACTCGAACACTTCAGCAACTGGTTTGGTCCACTCCGCAGAGAAGTGCACGCGGCAAAAAACCGATGCCGCCTTGCGGCGAAGATCGGCGTAATCGAGGGTCACCCCTCGGAAAGTGACGTTTGACATTTGGCTCCTATTCGTAACACGAAACTTTTTTCATACATCGGCGGCACTCATAGCTGCCATGGATAGGCCACATGGGGCGATGGCCAACGATGAGGCACCACCAGCGGCGAAGGCGGTTCATAAGTAGGAATCCTCTTTGTCGCCTTTCGGGTTGCAGGTCCTGCAGGGCACTGGTGGGTCGCCATGGATGCATTCATCTTGCCCGTGGCAGAGATCGTCAATGCAGACGATCTTCCACCCACGGCCCCCGCAATCCCAGCAATAACGCTCCTCGCCGTAATAGTCCAAGTCGTACAATTCTTCGTCTGTCATGCGCTTTTCTCCAGAGGCGGGATCGGCATCTACCACAAAGGCATCTCGCATCGCAGGCCATCTTCGCCACGCCAGTAGCTGATCTCATCAATGGTGGTACCCGCGGCGTAGAAACTAAGATCGTCCTCGAACCAATCGAAGATCCACGCCGATCTCTCTGGCGAATTGCGGCCCAGGAGTTGCCTTCCATCCTTCGGTGGCGGCTCCTTGGAGCTTTCCTTCCATGGCGAGACCCGCTTGTTCCAACCGACCGCAGCCTCAGCCTCTGACCGGTAGAATCCGCTGTGGGAGTGGCACTTGGAGCAGTCTATGATGTAGCTGCCGCCGCCGTAGATAAGAAGCTCTGCTTCTCCGCCGCAATGCGGGCATGGCAGTAGTGTTTCGCTCATCGCTATCCCTCATGCGCCATCTGGTCGTAACCAGCGCATCCCTTCGATTTGTGATAAGGCCGTAGCGGTGATCTGCCTCCCTGCCTTCTCCAGTTGGGCGAGAATATGCTGACTCGCGTTAGGTCGTCAGCTTGAATGGGCTTGCCGCAATAGGCGCAATTCTCGCCGGATTCGTTTTTCTTTTGTTCTGCCATATTCACTCCTGCCGGGCCGCACCCGTCTCATTCTCAAACTTTTCCTGCTGCGTCAACTGCGCAGCGCGCTTCTTTCCGTGAGTCTTGCACCAGTAGCCGTAGGATGCATTGAGGTTGCTCAGCACCTCCAACTTCGCGGGCTTGCCGCACTCTGCGCACACTGGCATCTCTTTGCAATAAGCCATTAGAATTCCTCCATCATGAACTTGATATCCTCATCGCTCATGCCCATGCCGTCGTCTTGCACCCGTGCGGGCTGTGGCTTGACTATCGGGCGGAAGGGTCCATACTCCCGCTCCAACTTTAGGCGCGCATCCTGAAGGCTGCGGATGAATGCGGCGATGGCCACACGCATGGCTGCGATAAATTTCTCATCTCGCTTTACCCGGCGAATGACGATGGGCATCTCAGGATGGTAGCTTACGAGGTCTACCCAGTCCCGTTCCGTCACCAGCAACTGGCCCTGCACTTGGCACTTTTTAGCGGAATCGAAGGATTCAGGATTGAGCATGTATCCGACGTGTGTTTGTGGGGCAGGCACCTTCATTTCCAGGAGGCCATTCTCTCCCACGATCCGGTCGGGCGAACATCCGCACTGTGCGAGGTCATCTGTCACAAACCCGCCGCGCTGCGTCTCAACCTCCATTTTCAATTCGTATGCTCCGATGGCACTGTCCTCTAACTCCGTGCCGCGAGTCATCCACTCCGTCTCGACCGAATCCAAAGGTTTGCCGAGCATCATTTCTGCCAGCAAGAATTGGATGTAATCGCCATGCTGCTTAGAAAGTTCAGCCTTCACTGGAGTAACGATCTTGTCGAACTCGCTCGCCGTTGGCATGCCGAGCCGGAGGTAATACCAGTCCACGCTCCGAGGTTCAACTGGATGATAGATAGGCATTAGCCCCTCGCTTTCTGTTCAAGAAAAGTAATAGCTCGCTTGTATTCGGTCGCGGGTATCTCGCTCACCGTCTTTGCCTTTAGCCATTCCAAAAACTTCGATTGAAGTTCCGGTTTGCTGTTAGCGCCGCATTGGGCCAAAAGATCCAGGATGCTATCGGCCTGCTGTTGAGTAATGAACGTGCCGCCGCCTTTTCGCCCGTCATCGTCCATTTCAATTAGTTTGAGGTCCAACAGGTCGAGCGTTAGGTATCGCTTGCCGTAAGATCGTGCGCTACCCAAGCCCTGCAGGTTGTTTTTGTTCGCGCTGGTGTCGGTCGGCAGCGACATCCGCGAGGAAATCGAATGGCCTGCCTTATGCCGCAAATTGGCCACCATGATAACTCCGGTCGCGGCTGGCTCCGAAGTGAAGGATAGAGTGAATCCGAACTCCTGCAGGATCGGATCAATAACGTCTTGGATGCTCTCCCATCGCGCGAACGAGTAGAGCTTTCCGCCACCCTTGCCCTCACTTTGACAGACCTTGCTATCCTTTCGGATCGCAGGGAAGCGCGGATGCATCGCGGCGAACGCTTGGGTAAACTCTCGCTCCGCGTCGATAGCGTCGAGCCTCACCTTGAGGTCAAGCAGTTGCGAGAGCTTCGCCGGGTCCACGCGATTATCGGACACGGCAGCTTGGATGATCTCCAGCACTGAAGGCTGGCGGTTCCCATCGCTCAATTGAACATCCCTGCCTGTCGTTACGCAGACTTCTTGAGGCATAGTCTCCTTTCCAATTCACCGCGCTCTTTCAAAAGATCGAGGACTACCTTCCGGGTCTCATGGCTCGGCATGTAGTCCCGCTCGAACTGCGCACCATCAGCCGTTACCCGCCAGAAGTTCTCGCCGGCCGCGCCGTCCATCAGGTGTTCGTAACGCAGCCCTGAGATCCAGATCACGTCCGCCATCTTAAGAGCCTTGCGTAGGCGGTATAGCTGCTCCGTTGCGGTCATGCCCAAAGCCTCATTACCACGTAGCTGATCCCGCAGCCGCAAAGGGCAGCCATGAGCAGCAAGGCTCCCAGGGGGCCTAC